CCAGACTCAGTCTGCATTTGATACAACACTGCATCAACGAGCGACGAGGCTAGGCCTTCCATAGCCAAAGCACGAACGACTAGAGTCCGCCACTGCTGAACGCCTGCACCAGGCTTGTACAGCGCACCTCCGCCTCCGGTCCCCGCTATCGTGTTCCACAGGGAGCTGATGATCTTGTGTGCAATAGCAAGGGGCAACGTAGCGATCATTGTAGCTAGATTGCCGGCTGCTCCGCCTCCGCCTGGGATAGCGCTTACGAGCGCATTGGTAAAAGCCGTTTGGTTCCCCGTAGCAGCAGCGAGTACCATCTTGGCAACAGCACCACCTAGGTGGACAACGCCTCCGAGGGGTCCAAGAGATGGTCCGGAAATGGCTGCCGCTGGACCTGCTGCAGCAAAAGCACGACCCGGAATGCCACCTGCTTGGAAGCCAGGAACGCCCATCATCTTGAACATCCAGGCGTACTGCCTAGTCCTGTTCTTGTCGATGACAGCTTCACCTGCCTCTAGGAGCGCAGGTATTCTGTCTCCGCCTCCATACCCAGGCATCCTACCGCCTGCAGCAAGCTGCTTGATCTCAGGAAGGTCGAGATGACCTAGACCAATAGCATTCATGACGCCGTTCCAGAGCGCCCTGAGACCATCGTTATAGGCGTACTGAATTACCCAGTTGACAGGAATCTTGAAGACATTCTCGATACCATTCCAGATCGTACCTAGAGCACTAACAAACGTCGACGCACCCGACTTAATAGTGCCCCAGACCGAGTCCAAGAAGCTCTTGATGTTATTCCAGACCGTCTGCGTCGTAGTGTACATCGTGTTCCAGAGGCTGGAAACGAAGTTCTTCAACGCGTTCCAGATCGGTATGGCAGCGCCCTTGATCGCATTCCAAGCAGAAATCAGGAAGCCCTTGATTGCATTCCAGATCTGAATACCGAAGTTCTTAAGGTCCGTCCACGCAGTATGCCAGTGACCGGTAATGATGTCGAGAAAGATGCTGAAGGCTGCAACAAGTGTATCCCAGGCAATCTTAAAGATCATCCTGATAGCATCCCAAGCGATCTTCACCATAGCAGTCAGAACTGCCCACCAGACCTTGAATGCTGTTACAATGATGTCCCAAGCAATCTTGAAGATGGCTACAATAATATCCCAACCGACCTTGAAAACGAGTTGGACCTCCGCCCATAGAACCCTAGTCAACGTTAGAACAATGTTCATGCCAAACTTCTCGATGGCAACTATCAGATTCCAAACGGCCCTGAACACCTCAGTTACGGTAGACCAAGTACTCTGCCAGATTTGCTTGACGGACTCACCGTGAGTCTTCCACCATTTGTCGAAGTTGCTAGTGATCCACCTCATGATTGTATTGAAGACGTTCAGGATCTTCTTCCAGACGCCAAAGATGGACTTGTAGATCAGCTGCCAAATGTGATCGATCCAACGCCACATAGCGAACCACATGTCGTGGAACCACTTACTGATCGGACTCCAATGCTTGTATATGAGATATGCAGCAACAGCAAGAACAGCGATTATAGCAATGACTAGCAGAATAGTACCAATGATCGGAGACAGAACAGCTACCACTCCGCTCATAACGGCGGAGAACACCATCCAGGCACCGACAACGATCATAATGATGCCAGCGAGAACTAGAAGAACCGAAACTATACCTAGAACGATAGCAATGACCTTAAGTACAGGAGCAGGAAGAGATCCAATCACCTTGAAGAAGCTAGTCAGTACGCCTGCGACCTTTCCTATAATAGGAAGCAGCTGTTGACCTAGAACAATCATGAAGGCTTGGAAGTTGTTCTTGAGCAGCTGAATCTTCATGGCAGGAGTATTGGCCATCGTGTCGTAAGCAGCCTTCAAAGCACCCTTCGAGTTGGCCATATCACCGACTAGACCGTTCAGCTGGCCGAAGTTCTTGATAGCAAGATCGAAGAACCGCATAGCCTGGATGGTACCGCCAGTGCCCTTGAACATAGCTGTAAGTACATCGTTCAGTTGCGTCGGATTCAACTTGCCTAGAGATGTACCCAACTCGGTCATGATCTGGTTTACAGGCAACAGCTTACCCGAAGCATCAGTAACCTTGATGACGGTATTAGCTGTGAACCCTAGCTTTGCAGCAACGTCAGGTCCAAGAGCATCAATGACAGTCTTACCCAGATTGGCTATCTTGTCGCGAGACTTACCAATTGCATCGAGAGCTCGACCAACGGACGCCGCACCATTGGCAGCCGATATACCATTCCTGGTAACAAACGCCATCAGCGCAGCAGTCTGACTGAACGTCTGATTCGCACGAACTGCTGGACCAGTCACTCTACCAATTACGGACGCGAAGTCGCCGTAGGTACCAACGCCGAACTTGACCAGATTGAACATGATGTCCTGGACGTTCGAAACGTCCTGAACCTTCATTTGATACGCGTTCATAATGCCAATGGTGGCACGCTCAGCAGTCGACAAGTCAACTTGACCAGCGACTGCTTCCTTGGAGAAGTTAGCCAGAAGGTATTGAGCCTGAGTCAGATTGACATCCATCGAAGAGAAGATGTCGTACAAGCCTGCCTGTATCTGATCAAGAGGCACAGCAATGTTTCGTGCAACATCAAGACCAGCCTGCGACAACTGATCCATAGTAATCTTCAGACCATAAGTCTGAGTCTTAGTCAGCGCGACTTGCTTGTTGTAGTCTATCGCAGCAGAAGCTGCCTTGCCCAAGAACAGCAGACCAGCTGCACCAACTGCACCGACTGCCGCGCCAACAGCCATTAGAGCAGAGCCGGTCTGCATCTGCTGCTCAGCAGCTTTCTTTGCCTTAGAGTCCAGATTGGCAAAGTCACCAGCTAGGCCACGCAGCACACCCGAAGATAGGTTTTGAGCACGAACGACAAGGAGGACTTCACGTACACCCAAAGGGATTTCAACCACTTCCCTTCTTCAGGTTGCAAGAAGCACAGCCAGCCTGAACATTCGCGTAGCTATGCTTCCCGCCCCTGCTACCTCCCACTGCGCTTCGCTTCCAGCTCCCGCTTATGCTGCTCTTGAGCCTCCCTCGCCTGCTGCTCCACGATAACCATGTCCATCCCTGCTACGAGGAAACAGTCCTGGTCTAGCCATCCGCCTGCTCTCGGTAGGCAGTGCAGTTCGCGGCAAGCATTAGTCAGCGCTACGAGCTGTCTTGCGATTTCGTCCTCCCACTCGTACTTCCATCCTTCCGGGCGATTTCCGTCGTTGACAACACGACGGATTGCACTACTGAGTTTGGGAGTTCAGCATCCCAATCGTGCATCGTTTCAATGAGCCCTGCTATCTCCTCACCGATACGACCGTCGAGAAGCTGACAGTCGATAGCGCTAGAGAAGTTGAGCTTGCGACCTGACTCGTCTTCGAGATTGTGATCGATAACACACGTACCGAGCTCGAAGGCCGCTACCTGCGTCTGAGTCGGGACGACGTTCATAGACGCCGTTCTCTTACGATTGTCTGCCTCCATCGACATCTGCATCGCGATGTCTTGCCTATGGAGACGTTCGCCGTAGGACATACGGCGAAGCTGAACCCAACCCTCAGGACACGACTTGAGATCGAAAGTCTGAGGCTGTGTGGACACTGTAGCCCGAGGCATGATTCCTCCCTCAAAGAATCGAAGCCGCTACGGAGTAATGACTTCCTGTGTCTTGTAGACGATGTCATACTCGTTGCCAGAGCCGTCAAGAACGGTCTGGTAGGTAATCGAGGCTCTGATGAGATCACCGACACCTGAGAGCGGAACCTGATAGACGTCCATGATTCCGTTGAACAAGTCGAACTGAATGCCGTTATTAGCACCGTTGGTAACGACGACCGTGATCTTCTGACCTGTCACAGCCTTAAAGGCGAGGTAGTCAGAGTTGGTAAGAAAGTCACGAGTCGTTGTCATCTGGCAGGTACGCTCGCCAAACGACGCGAACTGAGCTCCACGTGCATTCTTAAGCCGGAAGTTCTCTTGCCCTGCATCGTCGGCCTCGAACGAGAAGGTGTCCATATCGAACACCTGCGTCGGAGACGGAATCTGAACCTGCCACGAACCCGGACCATAAGGCACGGAGGTCGGCCAAACAGGCGTCAATGCTGGCGAGGGTGAAGCATCAGACAGACCGAAGACGTCGAACGAGGCCTCGAGGATGTTGTTGTTGACCGTAAAGGTCGACTTGCCCGTAACGCAACCTACGTAGCCGAAGATGACACCGTTCCTTAGAACGGTAATCGACATCGTCTTGTTCGGTACCGCGTTCGAGTTCGGAGTGTAAGTGTAGATAAAGTTCGGTGTCGTTCCGGTCTTAACACCTGTCGTCCTAGCACACTCCGTGAAGTAGAGGCAAGTATCTTCCGTCGCCTCCATCGTGACCGTGCCAGTAACACTGAAGTCACCAGGAACGACGCCAATCCGTGCCGCCGACTGACGAATCGGCGTTCGGTAGATATTCGTCTCCTTCAACTCCAGAGACTCGGACAAGATTGGAACGAACTTCGTCGGAGGCGTGTAAGTACCTGCTACGGTCTCGAAAGCTACACCCAAGAGACCGCCAGCGCCCATACCATATGGCAACTAACTCACCTCCCTTCGCGCTCTCGCCTCTAGGCTTAGTCTGAGTCACCGTAACCCAAGGACTGCTGTATTCCAGAAGCGACGGGCCCAAGACCGACTCGACTCGGAGACCACCGTCGGGCGTATGCGTCTGCTTCTGTGTAGCGTTGAGCGCTTGGAACGCCAGCTCCTGCTCGTCGCTAACGTCGGTCGTACTACCATTCCTAAACGAACCGAGTCCATGGATGTAGACGTCCTGGTCTCCCGCGTCAGGATGATTGACTGTGACTGTGTAAGGCATTCTGCCTCCTAGGGGAGCCGCGTCTTACTTGCAGATTGAAACGTCATGCGATTGCCCATCATTAGGCTACCCATCTTGTTAATCATACCTGGTTCGTTCTGAATACATAGCGTCCAGATAACGATTCCGCCTAGCGTCTGATCAGTTTGCACAACAGGCTCGATAGCGTCAGCAAGAGTCTGCGCAGCATGAAGGTTCGCCTGTACGTCCTGAACCTTGCCAAAGTACACGTACACGTACGTCTCAAACGTATTCATCGTCGTCAGAGACGCACCTTGAAACTCACGATTCTTATTGCCAGGCGAAACACAAACAGCAGGAGTCTGAGGCAGCTGAGTTTGATCCCCGTAATACGTTTGCTGAATACCCAATGCTACCTTCTGCGCAGTAATCGCACTCAGAACCGCATTAGCGACCGTCTCTGAGCTAGCTGTCAATGGCACTACGCACCCCTACCCGTCCAAGTCCTAATGCCTAGGTCAGCAGAAGCACGCTCCTCTATCCACCTGCCAAATACCTCCTGAATATCGTCAAGGTCCTTCTCCTGAAACAACGCAAATGGACGAGCAGGTATATACACAAGCATCTTTCCACCTGATGCCTTTATCTCCTCAGGTGTTGCGAACCTGCCACCCAGCTGAGCGAACATTGCCGAGCCTGTCTGACCATAGCCACCCTGATGCAAGACACCGTACCAGATCTTCGAAGGCAAGTCCAAAATCGCAGCCTGAGTCGTAGTCACTGTCCAGATGTTGTACTGCTGCATCGTTCTCCACAGGAGTCCGGAGCGACGAAGTATGTCCTCGGGACCGTACTTGTTCCTGGGATCCTTCATCTTGACCTTGACAGTATCAGCAGCGTAAGGCGTCCAAGCCTCAGGCCGCCCGTGAGCGATGAAGTTCTTACCAATCGACGGAGCAATGACTTGCTGAATAGAGCGCTTGAGTGGAACTCGGAACGAACGAATGTCTAGACCTAGCTTGTCGAAGGCCTTAGCGGACATTGCCATCGTAGGCTTGAACGAGAAGTTGAGATCGATTAGATTGTCGAAGCGAAGTCCCCCACGAGCCGTAGTAGCCATAAGAAGACCTTCGACATTCCGAACACTGCCGGACCTAGCGAGTTGTCGTCTGTATCAGTGTTAGCCTGCAAAGCGTCAGTAGTCGAACTCGCATCGGTCGGGTAGAAGACAATGCTACTGTTAGGGCCACCGGGTAGGATCTCAGCAACAGTGACACCACCCGAGATCATATCCGTCAACAGCTTCGATGCCCAAGCGCGAAGCGTAGCACCATAGCTAACCTGGGACTCGTTAGTTTCCACCTCGGCGAACGAGCGGTCATAGACCCAACTCGCGTAGTACATCGCCATGATTTGCTTGACGAGTGCAGGCGTAGTAGTGTTATCGATCCAGAGCGGAACGTAAGCGTAGAAGGTCTCTCCGAGACGACCCAGTACCTCGCTAGAGACGTCCAGCTCCAGAGTCGGCTCGATCGAGGAGATGGAGAGCTTCGTCGTTTCCAACCAGGTCTGTACGTCAGACGTGGTGATGTGTGCCACCAAGCTCCCCTACCTCCTCTACTCAGCTGGCCTGCGCTGCGAACGCGGAGCCTGTGGAGCTTCCTCCTTCTTGGCAGCTTCCTCCGCAACGGCGTCGGCGCCGGAGTAAGGCACGTGCAGTTGACCGCGAGCAAGGTCTAGCTGCTCCTGCAGCTCGCGAATACGCACGTCCCTCGGGTCTTCCGGAATCTCCTCCTCAGCGGCCGCTGCTAGAACGTTGGGATCGTGAGGACCGCCAGCACGCACGACGTTGCCATGCGCAAGATGGTAAGTCCACTCTTCGTCGTTGAAGTCGGATGCTCTAACGGCCTCACCGGAAGGAACGCCGTCGGGCCTAGCCTCACTGACAAGAAGGCCATTGGTGTATGCAACGTAACCAGGCATCGTACCTCCTACCCTACGAAGGCTGCGGACAGGACGTTGGTGAACAAGAAGCCGCAAATCGACTTCCCATTCGTGTCGAGTCCGATCAGCTCGAGGTCGTAGCGCTGACGGAACCGAATGATGTCGGAAGCACGACGCTCCTCACGCCACCTGTCGACGATACCGCCGACGAGGTTGCTTGCGCGTCCGCCTCCTGCCTCGGTCGAGGGGTTGAGTGTCGAGGGACCTGTAGGATCGATACCCTCGCCGGAGAACGCACCCGAGCCGAAGCCCAAGCCTCCAGCTCCGCCGCCTGCAAAGCCCCACGTGAACTGGTAAGCGAACGCAGGAACCTTGAGACCAGGACGCGGAGGCGCATAGGCGAGCAGGACCTCAATGTTCCATAGGTACGACAGCGCCAGCACCTGACCTGGGTTGTTGGTCGCGTAGCCGAAGCCTGGCACGACGACATTGTCCAGGGAGAGCAGCGACGCAACCAGGTCGGGTGTCAGAATTGCGCGCTCGACGTACTGGATGCGATTGATCAGGTCCGAGTTGTCTTCGAGAGCGGACATGACCTTGTAAGGAATGATCGCTTGGTTCGGCTGCAAGAACGCTAGCTTGTGAACCTGTCTCATGCAGGTCCTGATGTCCTTGATGGGAGTCGTTGACGCAAGATCCCACTGCGCACCGTAGCCACCGCCTGCAGTACCGGAAAGCGCCTGAGTCAAAGCGGCGTTGAAGTTCGCAGCCGTCGTGACCAGGTTGTAGATGCGGTACTCCTTGCCCAGCGCGACCCTGGACGCAAGCATCTCAGTACCGTCGACGTCCGGAGACAACGGACTATCAGCGTTCTCACGCTCCTCGTCGGTAACCGCAATCTGAAGCGCATGCTCCTGAGCGTAGTACGTACCGATAGAGACGGTCAGACCAGGTACCTCGTTCGCCTCGGTACCAGGCGCTCTGGCGTCGTCGAGAGCCGGGTACCAGCCCTCACGGCCTTGGAAGATGTAGTACTTGTTGGACTGCTTCTGGACCGGAACGCTGGGGAAGAGGATGTTGCCAACCAGTCCCTCGTTCGGCCACGCGACCGAGATCTGCGTGAGCACAACGTCGATGTGAACGTTGCCTGACCCTGTTGGAGCGTAGACCGCCATGAGTTCCTCCTCCCTTAGACCCTGACGCCAAGCGCAAGGACGAGATCGAACAAGTCACCTGCAGCTGCACCTGCTCCGAATGTCGGAAGAGGACTGCCAGGTAGCGAGATCAGCATGCCCAGCACTCCCCAGTCCAGCGCTCCGGCTCCTCCTGCAGGAATGAACTTGACTCTGCCTGCCACCGTCGCCGAAGGTACGACGTATACACCAAGTGCAGGAGCAACGCCGACAGTAGCCCACGGAGTAGTACCACCTGTCGTACCGTCCCAGATACACTTGACGTTGCCCGCCATAGCGACGTTGATGAACGCCTTTCCCGTTGCCGTCTTGACAGCGTCGAGCGGCTCCTGGCACACGCCGACAAGAGCGGTACTACCAGCAGCCGTTCCTGCACCGACCGGCGCGAGCTGCACAGCTGCAGGCGTCAGACCAACGCCAGCGACCTGCTGCACGACCGCCCACTGCGGGTAGGCTACCGAGCCGCCTGTCGCAAGAAAGGCCTTCGAAAGTAGATGATCGGAACCTGGCACGGCTACTCCTCCTTCCCAGAGTAGGAGTCCTGACGGTACGCCAGATACAGCTCGGGATTGGTTCTGACGACCTGAGTGATAGCGTCCCGTTGAGAGAGCTGCTTGCCTGCAGTCTGGAGATGGCTCGCTTGAGCAGCTGTAACCAACTCGGACAGCTGCTGCGTCGCAGTCTTCTCTTGCCCACTGCGAGTACGTCCACGCTCACCGAGCTCGACGAAGCCCGCACGACCGAATGCCTCGATAGCGTCGACGAACTTCTTCGTCATCTCGACAGGATCTGAAAGCGTACTGCCCTCCGCGACCGCATCGATCACGGCAGGCGGAAGAACGTACTTGCGACCGTTCGATACGGTCTCAAGGCGCTCCAGACGTTGACGAGTCTCAGCGAACGTCTGAGCGCTGCGCTGATCGGCGAGCTGCTTCTGAAGGCTCTGTAGCAAAGGGCTATCAGCAAGAGCCTTAGCGACCGCTTCGTCGAGCATCACACCTGTGAGCGCTGGCTCGGAAGAGGGCGCCTGCGGAGCTGGAGGTACCGGAGGAGGAGGCGGAGGAGACGGTGGACCCGTCAGCTCCGCGATCTTCGCCTTGACCGCCTCGTCCGTAGCGTCCTTCTCAAGACCTAGCAGCTCCCTGATCTGCTCAGGTCCCATCTGACCTCCTTCGGTTGCCTTCTTGGTAGTAGTGATCTCTGACAAGTTGACAGGCAGAAGGTCCTTGAGAAACGGACGGTTGGTAAGCGCACCACCGAACAGAACGTCCTCGTGCTTGACGCCATGCTGATCAGTCCACTCGTCATCGAACTCCGGGCTGAAGTACCTGTACTCCCCCGCTCGAATCGCATCAGCGGCTGCCGTTGTCCAGTCGACCTGAACGAAAAGCCCCTCAGGCTTGACGACCGCATCCTTGATCCAACCCGCAGCCTTGCCAGAATGCTCCTTGTGGTCGAAGTCAACATCGGGATCGATACCACGAACCTTGTCCTTGACGTTCGCGGCAAAGCGCTTCAACCGATCGAGGCTGAACTCAAGCGTACCGTACACCGGATGCTCATACACACCAGTAGGTAGTGCCTGAATCCAGCCTGTGTCGTCTAGGCGCTTCGTCTGCAAGTCGACCCAGTAGCCATAGCTACGACTCACTTACCCTTCCCCCCTCCACCCTTGCTCGCGCCGGCCTTAACGAACTTGCCTCCAGGTCCCTTCTTAGTCCCCTTACGCGCTACCTTCGCAAGGTTAGGATTCGCAGCACGTGCAGGCTTGCTAGCCTTTTGACTAGCAGCTGCTACCATCGCTGCACCAGCCTGAGGCGATACACCTGCAGACTTAGCAGCCGACGCTGCTGCAGCCTTGAAGCCCATCCCCTTCTTGGCCGGAGCACGTCTCGCCTTAGGTGGCATGCGTCGTCCACCTCCTGTTCCCATGATGCGGTCGACGTGAACGTTCCCCGACCCGCTAGGACTGTACACGGACACCTTGAACTCCTATACGACTGTCTTCTATTATATCGGGAAACCTAAGGAGGCCACCAGAGGCTCGATTTCCCATGTGTCACAACGACGTAATTCCCACCTTGCCGAAGATCGCTGTATTCCGCTTCCCTGCGTTGATAGTATCGAGCCTGTACCAGCCATACGCCGTACCACCAGGCTGCAGATGGGAGCTCGCAATTGCTGCTGTAGCAAGCCCGCCTGTAGGATTGGTAATAACGATCTCCCCCGTAACCGTTGACAGCTTGAGCGTCGACGGATCAGTATCAGCAACACCCGAAGCCGTCTTCAGGTACATCTCGAGCGTCAGACCTGTAAGGTTGAGAGGACTGCCGCTCGACGTGATCGCTAGAGCTAGCGTCTCGTCGTTGAACTCTGCCAGCGTAATGTCGACTTCCTGCATGGTCCATTCATCCAATCCGCTATCGTAGGTCACCTTAACAGCAGTACCTCCGTAGACAATAGCATGCGCTACAGTACCAGCAAGCTCATTGCCATCTACAACAGTACCACCAAGAACATTGGTATCTGCGGCAGTACCACCCAGCGCAATAGCACGAGAGCAAGCACCGCCTAGTACGTTGGTCTCTGTCTCCGTACCACCGAGGTGCAACGGAGTCCTAGTATCACCGACAGGCGGAGGCCCAGGAGGCTGCGAAGTCCTAAGCACCTGCGGAATCGTAGGCTGGTACAGCCGGACCCCTGCAACCGAAGACACCACAGGCGCTGGCGTGATAGTTGGAACGGGAACAGCAGGTGCTTGAGGAGTAATGATCGTTGGTAGAGAAGGCCTGAGTAGTGCTTGCGGAGGTGAGCTCGTAACAACGATCGGTACAGGCGTTGCTACAGACGGAACAACAGGAGCTTGTGGCGCCTGTATTACTAGTGGAGCTCCTACCTCAAACCAGGCACTCGGAGGCTGAGCTGACTGAACGACAGGCTCGGTGGACCCGACTACAGGCAACGCAGGTACAATTACCTGAGCCTGCTTGGCTATAAGGTAACGACTATCGAGAGGCGCTGACTCTACAACAGGCGAAGGCGTCGTAAGAACCGGAGGATCTTGTAGCGTACTTCGAAAGACCTGAGGCGGTTGCGACTTGAACCATCTCCGATCAGTGGGCACCGCTACAATAACAGGTGCTGGCGTTACAGCCGGAGGTGGAGGCGGAATCGGAGGTGCCTGCAACATCAGCATTGGGTTCGTATCGAACCATATGCTAGACGGCGAGGAGGTCGAAACAATAGGAGAAGGAGTTGTCAGTACCGGAGGATCTTGAAGTGTACTCCTGAAGAACTGAGGAGTGTTCGGCTTGAACCAAACTTGAGCAGGCTGCTGTACCTCGACTATAGGCAGAGGAGTCGGAGCCTGTGAAGGAGCAACGACAACAACTGTAGGCGTAGGCCCGTAGTGTGGAGCCGGAGACGAGGAAACTACTATTGGCTGAGCTGGAGGCTGCGGTGGAGAAGGAGCAACGATAACGATAGTAGGCGTAGGTACGTAATGCGGAGCTGGAGGCGAGGAAACGACGATAGGATAGGGAGTGACCGCAGCAACTGCAGCTGCAGCAGGTAGAATCTCGACCGCAACTAGACCCCAGAAGTCGCTACCCGTATTGTGACACCCTACCGTCTGCGCGCCGCCAGTCGAGACCCAAGTACCGGCGTTAGAGTTGTCCGCTCCTGTATTACCATCTCCATTAACAGAGTACCGTTGAGTACCGCCCGAAGTTACACCGAAGATACCCGTAGTAGTGCCAAAGCACGAGCCTGCTACGATCATTCCGCCAGACGTAGTGCTCGGTACCGATACGGATACTGACGACGCGCTTGCGAACGCGGTAACTGCTGTACCGAACGACCCGGCATTAGTGAACGAGATAGACCCACCGCAGACAGCAGACGTCGAGGTGGGCTGACCACCTGTTACCGATACGGTATTCGATCCTGTAGGCAAGCCCCCAATCTTGCCCCATACATCGACGCCGCCAGCGCTAGGACTGTTGTTAGAACCGATCTGTCCTAGACGCGCTAGTGCTACACCGCCGTAAGTAACAGCCGTAATAGTCGACTGCCCTGTCCCGTTATCCCAGGTGTATGTAACAACAACGATTATTGCGTTGCTAGCAGCACTGTTAACGTGAGTCCAGGTCGACGGACTTGCGTTGCTCTTGTTTCCGGTAGCGCCAGGACCTACAGCATCGAAGGCGACCACGAGTTTCGGTCACCTCCTGTCCGGCGGCTCAGGAGATAGCGAGGGTCCCAGCTACCGCTACGCTAGCTCCGGTAATGGTTACCGAAGCACGAACCAATCGGCTAGTACCAGGCCATAGAGACACACCTATGTCGTTACTATTCACCTGCTGTCCTCCGTGCATAATGGAGATCCCTCCAGAACCCCCTGCCGAAGCGAGGAACTGCCAGGTAGCACCACCATCATTCGACTGATAAACAGAGACCTCGAAGGAAACAGCAGGAACAGCGTTGAGGCCTCCGGGCACAGTACGATCGATAGTCAGCAAGGCTAGACTGTCGGAGTCCGCAACCGCAGCACCGCCAGAAGCGGGAAAATTGTGCACGCCTGGCACTAGCGTAGTCAGTGGGATGTTAAACGTCCCAGCCATCAGGCACTCACGAAACCGCTCATAAAGACTCCTAACGGGAGGCGCTACTAGACCCGCTCGACCATAACGCCGACACGAACGTTCACGGCAGCAGGAGCTGTGAGACGAATGCAGAAGCCGTTCGCCGGTGCACAGTCAGGAACGTCACCTAGCGGTACGTCGTAGACGAGCAGACCTCCGTTCGGAGTTAGGAGGTTGGCGTCGATACCCGTCTGAACTGTTGGCTCGGCTGTGCAGTTGTAGCCTGTCAGAATGCCTGTTGAAGCGATCGTACGCCCGTAGATCTGGTTGATCGTACCCGTCGTATTGCCAGTTCCGGGCGTCGAGTTGGTCGCTGCAGTAGAGTAGTTGACCTCCCAAAAGACCGGAATGGCTGAGGCAGTAACGCCATCGAAGCCGATTCGGAACTTCTTCAGATCCAGACCGAACTGCGCGCCTGCGATAACGAACAGCGCCGTCTTCGCCGCAGCTGCTACGAGACCGACAGCAGCGCCTGTCTGAATACTGTAACCTGCCTTAGCCATACTTACCTCCCTGAACTTCTACTACTACCTTCGCCCTGTCCAGTCGAGGGCGGGTTAGCTGTTGGTGGATTCGCTTGCCTAGGCAGACCCGCTACCGCTCCTTGACCCTTTACCTGTCCGCCTCCCTGCTGCGGCGCGTTAATCATCTGCTGATACTGCTCAGGAGTGATCTGACCAGTACGCAGAGCCTCCTCCAGATCAGGCGTAGAACCTGGTAGCTCACCTGGAGGAGGCTGTGCAACCTGGCGATTCATCGTCGAGCGCACCAAACGACTAGTTGCTGGATCTGCAGGAGGCAGACCTAGCTCATCGCGCAAGTACTCTTCGAGCGGATCATCAGGTACAATTATGCCTGCACCGACATAGTTACGAATCGTGAAGGAGGTCGTACGCCAGTCCTCCTGCTCACCAATCCGCTTGACAGTCAGCTGCGGATACTTCGCACCTGCCCAGTTCATATTCACAAGCTGCGGAATGGCGTACTTGTTGATCACGTCGGTAACGATATCAGCAGTGAAGCGAGTCGCCTTGAGGAACAGCGTCTGGTCCTGCTCTGCTGTCTTCATATTCGGCTGCAAGAACTGGCCCAGTATCTGCTTCTCGATCTGAACATCGTGGTGCTCAATCGACCTAATGCAATCGACAGGCTGCGTTGCCAACTCCGCAAAGCTGAGAGCCCAGTTCGGAGGCAGGACCACGTGCGCCCTATCATTCGTCCGAAGGTTGCGTCCCAGCTGGTCGGCCAGTTGCAGGTCGTCAGGACCGTATCCCGGCGGGAGCGATACGACAGGCACCCCAATACCATGACGCTCCTTCTGAATCGCGTCGATCTTGTACAGGTTGTCCTTGTAGTACCAATGCTTGTAAGCACTACGGAGAAGACTAATGCCTTCTATGTTCCCAGCTTCCTTGTCGAAGCTGAAGATCACCAGCTTGTTGACCGGAATGTTCGTGTACTGCATAGAGCCGCCAAGGTAGGTACCTCCATCAATCGCAGGAACCCAGGCCGGAGACGCCCACATATCAACCGAGAGCGGTCCACCGTTGAGATCAAAGAACCACTCACGAACATCCATCGGGTGCCTAGGAGCCCACTTCTTCCAGACAATCTTACCACGCGCAGCTGGGTCACCTGTGACTATCTCACCACGCTCAAATACCTCTTCGAACATGTAGTAGCCGAAGTCCAGCATCAGCAGAGCCTCAGTCATCGTCTGAGGCCACGAGCTCGTCATCCACTGCGTCAGGTTGGCCCAAATGAAGTCTGCAATGGTCTGGTCCTTCGTAGCAGACGTCGCAGGCTTTATGGACCAGAGTCCTGCTAGAACGGGAGTCTTAGCAAGTCGAAGGGTACCTCTGACCGTACCGTCAGACTTTCGCATTTTGTCATAGACCTGAAGTCCCTTGATCCCAATCAGGTCCCTATTGTACTCCTGCCTAATCCACGACGTAAATGGAGATGGCGCAGAAGAGCCTAGCTCCTGATTCAAGCCGTCAAGAGGCCCAAAGCCGCCGACGCCAACCCCTCTAGCCAGGTCTACAATTGGCTGACGTACAATCTGGTTCGAGACCCTTCCAACCCCGACCCTATCAGTCGGCTCAGGAAGCATAGGTACGTCCTGAGGTATCCCACCAGGACGACCACGCTGAGCAATCCCCTGAACCCTACTACGAAGAGGAGCATCTGCCAACTCACGCTCAGCGAGCATACGACTATGCTCCTCAGCAGTCATTTGCCTTTGCGGAGCCTGAGTCGAGAACGGCAACTCGCCCTCAGGAGCAATAACAATGTACTCGTTTCCCTCTTCACGTCCGATAGCAACAGGCGCATACCCTGAAGCGAGAATCTCATTCAGGTCAATGCGAGGAAGCTCTTCAGGATTCAAAACGGGTCACCTCCCTGCTGGAAGAAGCCCTCACTCCCACTCGTTCCTGCCATCAGGTCAGCGAAGTCCTGCTGCAAAGTCCGACGCGCCGCGACCCCTCGAGGAGTATGCTCCACAGGAGCAGCATCAACCATTTCGGACGTGAGGTGGTGACCTCTGGCGCCCATTTTGAACGCGGCTAGGAGCGCGTAACGCATAGCGTCGATCGTGTGGTCTTCGACCTTATTACCGAGCTCGGGCACGTTCTGACCCATAACCGGGTCCTTCGAGCGGTAGTTGTTGAGCTCACGAATGTGGTTCTTGCACTCCCAAGCGACATGATACCTTGGGCTTTCAATCGGCGCGTCCCACTTATCCCGATCTATTTCAACCGGGTGCATGAAAGACGCCATAAGGTCGATACCATCTCGCCAAGTATAGTCGCTCTTCAGCTCCTTGGGCGCCCAGCAACCTACTCGCATGAGAGTCGAGAACGTAGCTGCAGCCTCAGGGTCTGCAGGGTCACCAACAATCAAGTCCAAGTGATAACCTGGCGGATTCGGCCTAGATTTGAGCTGTTCGGCTACGGTAGGAAGGGTCTTGTACTTCTGGTAGTACTCGCGCCAAACGAAGACCTCGTCCTGTGGCGACAGCTGAAACTCAATAGCGGCCAGAGGGTTCGTGTAGCCCCAGTCAACAGCAAGGTAGTTAGGCCAACCGGGAATGAACTTATACTCCTCGGTCATAACGCCGCGAGTCTCGTCCCACTCCGGAAATATCTTGCCCACGAAACTGGCAAAGTCCGCACCAATCTCCTGCAGGAACCACTCGGGCTCGGTCGTATCCTCAATCAACTTGATCTCATCGTCATTGCGCCCGCCAGGGTAAACGACTCGATTCTCCCAAGAGGGAAATCTCCAGGACTCGAAAACGCCACGGAACTTCTTCTGGTGACCTAGCTGCCAGAGGTCGTGTAGCCAATTGAAACCCTCTGGTGTAGTAGGAAAATCAGCGGACCCACGCCGGTCAGCAAGAGCAGGGCGAACGTATCGCTCCCACGTCTCCCGCTTGTGCTTGGCAGCCTCAGACATGATGACATGATCCAAGGCTTCACCCACAAGGTACTCCGGGTGTTCAGCCGAGCGACATTCAACACGGGTTCCCCAAGGAAACTGTATGAACATATCACCCGAACGCTTCGCATACGCCTTCCGAACCCGCTTGTCCCTGCCCAAGCGCTGCCCAACGATCATGTCGTTCCAGATAATCCGGAACTCTTTCTCTGCCAAGTCGTAAGTCGGACCGACAATCCAGACCATCTGATTCGGGCGCATCAGGTGCCTAGGTGCAGCATCCCTTGCTGCCATAGTGCTTTTCCCAAAGCGCCTACCGCAGCAAGGGACACGGAATCTAGCTTGGCTTTCGTGGTAGAGTAGCTGAGATGGGTGAGGAGCGTAGCCGACCTTCTGCCAGTAGGCAGTAGTCAGCCTGTCCATCGCTACCTACCCTCGTACCTGCGCGTGCGAGCTACTCGTGCCTGCTCAGCCTTGATCTCAAGCTCCTCAGCTAGCCGTTCGGCCTTCTCCAGCTCGAGGTCCTCCTTCGCCTGACGTCGCCGGAAGCGCCTCTCCTCGGCTGCATCCATTCGGTCGCCCATCGATGGCCTGCGTAGCCAGCCCATTCCACGTCCTCTCCAGCCGGCGCCGGCAAGCGACGACCTCGGCACGTCTCCGCGCCAAAGAGTCACAGGGCACGCCGTGATACTTCCGATGTAGCTTCTCGACCGTTGCCAGTCCCTGCATTGTTTCTCCTCACTCACGCCCCGTCCCGCGCTACTTGAACTCTCCACAGGCACTAGATTGCTGCTCTAGCGTCCGCTGCTTCCATTGGCCATGCCTTCGATGCCCTTGAGGAACTCCTGGAGCACGTCTTGCTGCTCTTCCCGTCCCAATGGCCCGAGCACGCGATCTACTACGTACTGCGCGCTACGCAGGCGAATCGAGTCCGAAGTAGCATTGTGGACCAAGTCGATAATTGCTGCAGCAGCAAACGGTGCGTTCTCTTCAAAGAGGCGCTGAGTGCGGATCTTCGGATTCTCTTCGCCTGCGAAGAGGTCCTCGAGTTCCTTATTAGTACCCATGTCTTTTATTGCCTCCTGGCTCTGTCTTCTATTATATAGGGAAACCACCTGGGTTCACAAGAGGCTGGGATAACACAGGAACACTCGCTGTGGTAGCAGAATGCCAACAGAATGCCAGTGCCAGTGCCAGTGAGACCGCGGGTCTTGCTGAAATGCGCATTCCACTATATAATATAGTTAGATACAAACAAGCAACTTGAAAATTCAATAGAGAATCTGAGTTTGAGTCTTTCATCAACATCTCATCGAAAACTCATCGAAAGAAGATCAACATGTCATACTCAAACATCACTCCGTTCGCTGCTGCGAAGATCGCGAACATCATGCTTCGTCAGAACGATCTCGACATCGAGATACGTCCGCAGATGATGTACAACTACGCGAAGAAGAACATCATCGCTTCGAACTATCTCACGCGAGACGAGAGCGAAAAGATCTACTTCGACGGTGATTCATTCAAAGCATGGATCGATCGTTACATCAACGCAGCGAAGAACGGAACAGTCAGTTCACGCGCAGACTACGAATCGCTAGCTGAAGAGTTTAGCAACTAGTACGAACTAGCTCAGACTCAGATTCTCTATTGAATCTTCAAGTTCAGAACCTACGTACGATTCGTACGTAGGTTCTTTTATGCTCCCGCGAGGTACTGTATACGTCGTACGGTACGACCCTATTACGTGCTTTGGTACCTAGGTTTCTGCAAACCGAAAAGGCCGGACCTATTACGTGCTTTCCGTACTAGGTTTCCTAGGGGGCAAAAAAGCGCGGGGTGCCTATGCGGCGCGGGGTGCCCAAGGGGCGTTGGTGACCCGCAGGGCGCGAATGCGCGGGGGGGCCCAAAATTGATGCCGCGATGGAGTCTTGCTTTTTCCAAAGTGCTGCTATATAATATAATTGTAGCCAAACAACTAGATGCCAAGGAGCACGATGAAAACGTTCAAGATCCGAATCAAGTGCAGCACTCACAACGCAGCAGTCGTACCAGCAGGCGATGCACTGCACTGGTTCGAAAACGAAGACGGCACGTACGAACTCGACTTCGGAGACCTGTACTGCACAGGCGGCACAGGTGAGCACGAGTTCCGCGTCGAAGTCCTGAAGGAGGCGTAAAGACGATGTTTCCGGCAGATTGGGAAGAGTTCCTAGCGAAGCAGGAAAAAGAGATCAAGCAGGCCCCGAACCCGCCACGCAGGCGCCAACCCAAAGTCACGCGCCACATGAGCGCGAGGATGCGGCGCGCGTCAAGTCAAACGTCGAACCGGGTTAGGGCGATCTACACTCCGGAGTCGGTTTACAACACGACTCCGACAAAACCAGAGACGTGGCGTGGGACGCTGAACCTAGGCGGGAACTGCGAACCAAAGACGTACTTCTCGACCAAAACAACTCAAACCCGACTCCCGCGGAGTTGGAGGTGAAAGTCCCGAATTACATTCCAGCTTAACAGGAAAACAGACGTACCATCACGTACTTTTGAAAAAGACCGCAAAGAAAGCGGGCGTAGAACGGAAAGGGAATGTCTCTAACAAGTATTATATATAATAAAAGTTCTTAAAGCCATAAAACAAAGGGTAAAAAGGTCGAACCTGGGGTGGACGCAGCGATTTAACTGTGGGTTTACCACTTGACGAATGAGCCTACACTGCATCACAAGGTTCGCATCACTCCGAAGTACACTTTGTGACATTCTTTACGAGGACACTTCGTAACTCTTACAGTTGAGATTTCCACTAATCTATGATATAATAGAAGTAAGTAGATCAACGGGACTTACGAATGTCGAAAGGTAGGACGTGTTATGGAGATACTCGACCCAAGCGAAGCACTGCCACTCCGAGGCAGAGGCGCGGCAGGCAAGTACCCTTGGGACACGTGGCTCCAGGATAAGCAGACAGTCCGCATCTTCCAAGGCGAGGACTTCAAAGTCAACGTCGTAACGATGAGGCAGATGATCTACCAAAAGGCAGCTGCGCTCGGCGGAAAGGTCTCGACAGCTGTCGGAAAGGACCTGAGCGGTCGTGCATGCATCGACCTAACATTCCACGCAGCGGAGGACTTGGAGTTGGAGATGTCGCAGGACTTCGACAACCTGTTCGACAAGGGCGAACGCAACCCGCTCCGAGAGCCTCTCGGTCCGTAATATGAGGATCGACTACAACAACTTCCGAACTCCAGCCGTGCGCTCGTGTGGATGTAGCTCATGCGGAGTCCCGCCTGGAAGGCTGTGTCTAAGCCGCAACGGAGTCGAGACACAGCTCATACATCGGCCGCGACTCATATCTTGGGCGCGACGCAACGACCTATGGGAGACGAAGGAAGAGCACGCAGCAAACGAGGAAGCAGACATCGAATGGATTCTCAGGCGAGGTCCTCTAGGACCACCAACCAACGAAGGGAAAGAAAGTGAGTAGTAGGCAGTACGCAATGGTATTCACGACCAAAGAAGTCGACGCGATCACCAACGCGCTGTTCCAGGCCGGAAACGAGGAACTAGCAGTAAAGGTGAACCACACAGCCGCCAAGCAAATCATGTCCGAACTCGATTCGGTAACAGATTTCATTCACATCGCTAGGTACGAAGCCTACGTAGACGCGCAGCTCCAAAACCCAAACGGCCAGGGAGACCATGACGACGAAAAGTGATGCCAAAAAATTCTCTTCAGGAGCCTTGCTTTTTTCCAATGTGCTCCTATATAATAAAAGAAAACGAAAAAAGCAGTGCACCTAAGGAGCCGAAATGTACGAAGCAGTCATTACAATCGTCGGAGTAGAAGCATCTGAGGCCGAGCCTCAGATACTCTACCCCACAACGAAAGTCATTCGAGTCGAGTTCGACTCCAAAGCTGGTATGGCGCGGTGGCTAGACGAACTCAACAAGGCCCCCCACTACGACATTGCAAACGTCGAGCACCTGAAGGCGTCGTAGAAACGGCGGCGCACGCCACTTGAAAACTCAATAGCGTACCCGATGCACCCGAAACACAGCGAAACAACAAACCAATCAAACGAAAAGGGTGCACAATGTCAACTTACACCAACATCACTCCGTTCACGGCAGCGAAGGTCGCGAGCATGGTCCTGGCACAGGAGGGCATCGACGTCGAGGTTCGGCCTCAGATGATGTACTCGTACGCCAAGAAGGGCCTGATCGCCTCGAACTACAACGAGCGCGTCGATGGCGAGAAGGTGTACTTCAACGGCGACGCCTTCAAGGCGTGGCTCGACAAGTACGTCGACAACGCTCGCAACGGCATCACCGGTTCCAAGGTCGACTACGAGCTCCTCGCGCAGGAGTTCTCCGCAGTGCCTGTGGAGCCTGAGAGCAACTCGGCGCCGGCGGCCGACAGCAAGTAGTACACTGTAACACCGCATCGGGTACGCTATTGAGCCTTCAAGGGAAGGTTCGAACAAGAGAAGAGGGTGCAACATGAAAAGGACCATCGTCGTCGCGGGCCTCATCGCCAGCCTCGGAGTTGGAGTCGGAGTAGGAACGGCGGCGCATGCCAGTAGCTACCCGACACTGTCAACGACTTCGCGGACCGAGGTGCTGGTCTCGCCGAAGTGCTACAGGGAGCACGAGGTCACGCGTACGTACTTCCACTGGTCAACGAAGGCTGGCGGGTACGTCGCGTACCCCGCTCCGAAGACTACGACGACCGACTCCACGCACTGCCACGCCTAGAGCAGTGACGGTGAGACACCCGCTTGCGCGGGTGTCAATCCGCCAAAGCTCTGGAAAGGAGGAAAAATGACTCTCAAGGACGCAATGCGTCGGCGCGGCAATACGGCGCGGCGACCAATCGTAGTCAAAGTCGAACTCAAGTGGCACGAGCTGCCTGACGCCATCGCAGAATCGCTGTTCGATCTGATTGATGACGAACACTACAGCAAAGACATACTCGAAGGCAGAGTCCACTACACGACCGAACTGACCATTAGGTAGCAAGATGACAGCACACAAGGACCGAAGCGGAGCACTCAAGACATCCTTCGCGGGCAGGAAGGAGTAAGATGCCGCGGTACATCAGCGTAGTTCCGGCTTACGGAGCGGACTACAGGACGAAGAAGGAAGTCCTTGAGGCCTTTGAGGCCGGAGCGGACTTTCGTATCCAGGACTTCGAGTTGTCTGGTTACGTCAACAAGAACGACAAGCCAGACGACGTCGTTCTACAAGTTCGCTATGCCAACGAGCGCATAGTGACGATCGGAGAGGAAAAATGCTGACTGTCCAAGAACTAGAGGCGCAGCTGAAGGAGCTTAGGACTGCGAAGGCCGACGAGTTGCGCGAGGAGATCGCGCAACGTATCGGTCTGGAAGTCGGAGAAAGCAAGGATGTCGAGCTGCAAGGCCGACCCTACAAGATGACGAGGACGCAATGAAAGTCGAACGCGAGACAAGCAACAAGGCGCTTCGTCCAATGAAGGGCGCGCACCTGATTCTCAACGAGACCGTACTCGAGATGCTGCTTCGCAACCTCAAGCAGATCGAGGCCGTCTACAGCGACGAGCTGAATGACCAGAACGCCAACGGAGTGCTCGCGGCGCTCGAAGAGATGGGCTGGACGAAGGTGAAGGACAAGTTCGGCACGAAGGTGTACGAGTACCTCGTCTATCCTGTCAACGGGCACGAGGCAGGCGAGCTCCGCGTCGGAGTCGTCCTGACCTCGAGGGGCGAACTGATGCTCGACATTAGACCTTGGGGCGAATATTGACGTGATCAAAACCTACAAGGGTGATAGGCCATGTAGCAACTGCGGCTACTGGCCTAACGTCCGTAGGGCCAAGTTCGAGGTCGCAACGATTACGTACGACACCGACAAGCCGACGGAAGTTACCATTCAATGCAGCCTATGCGGGCACGTTTGGCAACTGACCGTACGTTCAACGAAGCCCTCCCGCAAGGGAGGTCTTCCTTGAGCGAGAGTCGCTCGTAATCTCCGGCTAGCCATCGCGTTCTGTACGAAGGAGGTATTATGAGGATCATATGTGACGACGAGCAAGACTGCACTACGGCTAAGCACGTAGCAGAGACTCTGCTACGTGCTAACAGCTCACACTACTTCGGCGACTACGTGAAAGACGACTGGTTCCAGGACTTCTGGGTGACTCTGATAATAGCATCTTACAGAGTGCATCCGGAAACGGCCCGCAAGGCGCTAGAACTAGAACATTCGTATCGCCGCGGATGGGTTCGACGTACCTTTTGGTTCCTAGAGGAGCACAAGGGAGAAGCAGGAGGAAGGTAGCAATGAGCGCAGCCGTATGCCAGTGCCATAGCAAGCCGCTAGTGCTAAACCTACCACCAAACGACTGGCCTCGCTGCTCCGTTACAGGCCACAGGGTCGCGATAGGTCAGGTGCAACCTAAGCAGACTCGGTATATGCCGAGGATGTGGCTCAGAGAGCACTACACAAGACGGAAGGCGCGCCATGAAACTGTCGGACGAGGAACGTCGTAGACGGTACCTGGCAGCGCAGTCCAAGTACAACACGAGCTCCAAGGGCCAGGCACGCAACCGTGCATACGAAGAGAGGCATCCAGAACGCGCAGTGCGTTGGGAGCCTGCTCGCGACGCACTAAGGAGAGGAGGTGAGCAGAATGCAGATCGGACGCAAAGTGGGCAAGAGATACTTGACAGTAGATCCGATGCAAGCGCCTAGGGGTTCGCGCGGAGCGATGGATGTGAACCTGGTTTGGGCTAGACGGATACCAGTGACGCTTGTCGCAAAGCACTCCTGGGCATTGCGCAACAAGTACGACGTAAGGGGAGACGATGGAAAGGAGTGGTCAACGAACGTCCTCCAGCGTTACCAAGGGCCAGTGGTTCGACGGTAGCGTCGCATGGAGGTTCGCAGTAGCGCTCCTCGGTACAGCTATCGCCCTGCTACTCATCGCCACGATCGTAGGTGCGATCGCTGGCATACCACTACTGCTACTATCATGCAAACCGTTCAAGGATCTCATCGCAAGGAGGGTGCAATGTACACCGAAGAAGAAATGACCAAAGACGCCATCGCCGAGGAACTCAGCGTCGAGGTCGACGTGCGCATCGCAGCACTCAACGACGAAGACCGGAACAGCGTCGTAGCTGCGCTGCCAGAGGCGCTTTGGAAGCCGGAGCAAGTCTACGAGTTCGCCAAGCTCGCCAAGCAGTGGATGACCGACGCTCGAGAAGTCTGCGTTCGCATACACAACTATCGCGGCCTCGAGATCGTTCGAGAGAGGACGCACGACGAGCTCGTTACCCAAGTCATCGACAACGAGATCAGCAGGCGTCGCACGGCAAACTGGGAGGAAGCGCAGAAGGCAAAGGTCGCCGAAGCCGAAGAGGCCTAGTAGCACGAGAGGTTCCAAGGGGTACCTAAGTGCCTCAAAAGAAGCCAAAGAAAACCCACTCAAATCTCTTGACTTCCTCTCGGAACCGCTATATAATTGAATCATAGTCAAGAGAGGGCAACCTGAGGGAGGATAAATGCCCAGGAACACCGCGACCGAGACCGAAACTCCGGAAGAGACCGGAGCGGCGGCCGAGACGGTCGAGACCAACGGCGGAGGCGCAGGAATGCGCTTCGGCCTACCTGCGGGCAAGGTCACGCCGATTCAGCTCAAGAACGAGCTGGTCAAGCGAGGTCTGGCACCGAAGGACATCAAGCCGCAGCAGTTCTACACCTTCGTGAAGAACCCCGGCAAGACCGACCCGTTCCCCGTCAAGCACTACGACGAGGACGGCATCGAGTACGACGAGCCGCAGATCAACGACGGTGAGACCCGCGCATGGACGCGACCGGGTCTCGATCTCGAGGCAGGCGTCGAGTGGTGGACGCGTCGGAAGGAGCGCACTGGTACCTCCGGCAAGCCGGCAGGAACCTCGGGAAAGCCGCGCGACCAGGCGCAGGAGACCGAGGGCTTCAACGATCAGCCGTCCGCCGAGGGCGACCCTTGGGGTAGCGACCAGGGATTCACTGAGGCCGAGTAGGCCTCAAGGACGGAGGAGCCTCAGAACTCCTCCGTCTACCAGGAGGAACGCAGCACATAACTGAATAGGACTGGTAGGTAGAGCGAGTCGCAGCATCTGAGCCCCACTCCAGGTGGGCAGTGGCAAGGCACGGAGCGCACCCTCGTGCTGGTGGAGAGCGACTAACTACCCTCACTGCCTCTACCTACCTTGACGTGCAGAGGTAGCACACTACCTCTGCACTTAACGAGGGACCTCCGCTCTACCAACGAGTACCCCCTCAAGGGCGGAGGTCCCTCTTCCAGCACGCAGGGGAGTATTACATGGTCTTGACAAACGAAGAAAGGATCGTACTTCGAGACGTCCTCGACATCGAGATCGATGCATTCGAGGACGCGATGCACGACGAAGGAAAAGAAGAAGCGATTCGCAGCTGGGACTCGCTTCTCTCCAGAACGGGTAGCTACGGAGAGACTATCGCAGTACTCCGTAGCATCAGAAAGAAGGTGAGCGCAGATGTCTCTGATGGATGAAGCGCCTCCGCGACTCTATGACCATTGCCTGCGAGTCTTTGCAGCAATGAAGAAGGAGGCGCACCCGACTCAAGTCGAAGGCGTACATGCTCTTGTGTACGAGGGCTTCTTGACTCGACTATTCAACCAACTCGAGCTCGCGACGCCGTACTACACATCCGTGATGCAGCGGCTCCGCAGAATGGGCTGCGTGCGTCAGCTTTCCAGAGGGGGAGGCAACTCGCCTTCGCGTTGGGAGCTCATCAAGGATCCTGTCTGGGACGACTTCGAAGTCGCAGAGCAACGACGCCTCCAGAGCACTACCAAGCTAGGTCAGCTCCAGGGTCAGGTTACGTCGCTCAACACGCGAGTTCAGGCGCTCGAAGGGCAGATGCGTAGGATTCTCGGAGAGGAACCGCAACAGGAGGCGTCGTGACACGGCGACAGCTGCGACCAGAGACGTGCGGATGCTGCATGATGCGCGCGCCTCGCGAACAGGACGACGGACGAGTCGTCCTGTGCCAAAAGTGTCGCGATCTGTACGAGTCGATCGTAGATGGAAAGGAGACAGCGTGCTCGGAGACAACTCGTTCGGAAACAGCGCATCGTGCATTGTTATCCTTGACGATACGTACAGCGCTCAAGGCAGAAGCCTTAGCCTTCTTGCCTGGTTGCTAGCAGGCAACGAGTTCGCAGCCATTCAGCGCGAGTGCAATCTGCCGTGACTGATACGATCTTCGAAGAGGCTCGACGCTGTCCCGCTTGCCAAGAGCCTGGCAAGGAGGTTGCTACACGACGTCCACAGGGAGCACCGCGTGGAACCGTAGTGCATATCTTCGTCTGCGAGAACGCGCGGTGTTCGGACGCGGAAGAGCGTTGGGCTGTGCAAACGAACCCTGACGGCTCGATTCCTCAACCAGGACAGAAGGGGCCGAAGACGTTCGAAAGGCCGCGAGAGTCAAGCGCAATTATGCAGGCTGCTCGTGACGAGCTTGCGCTCATGGACTACATGTCAACGCATCCCGACCTCACAGAACGCGAGGCAAGACGCAGACTAGGCGACTAAGGAGGGTCATGAGGTCTGAGCAGGACATTAAAGACGATGTATGGTACGAGGCTGTATCGGACGCCCTCCGCATCCTGGGCAAGAATTGGTACAGTGTCTTTACGCACGAAGATGACGCCTTCATAACAGCATACGCTGACGAGGTAGCAGAACGCCCAGAGCACGAGCGCGATTGAGCCGAGAACAAGTTATGAACATTGACGAAGTTATTGCACAGATGAAGCTTGACGAGGAAGAAGACGCGAAGTTCATAACGCCAGTCAACTACGGTAGGCTACGAGGTGTTGCACCGCAAAATGTCTACTACTATATCCGAAGAGGCTACATCAAGGTACGCACATGCGACTGCGGTCGGAAGGTAATAGAAAAGGAGGAAGCAGATGAGTACCTACGCAGAGTCGGAAAGCTCAAGCCCAACAGCGAGAGACCTTCTGGAGCTACTGAAGAAGATAGAGGAGAAGGACCCGAAGTGGCTTGATCAGCCGGTCTGTACTTGGGACGAGGAGGTAGGCTACACGGCTTGGCTCGGAGTACTCGAGCTGGACGAAGAGGATGGCATTCGCATTAGCTACGAACCTAACGACGTCATCAAGGCTGAGTACGCTCGCATGCGCGACCAGGCGCAACGAGCAGCTAGAGAGGAGTACCTGCGATTGCCTGAAGGTAGAGCACGCACAAAGGAGCTCGAAGAGGCTCGTAGGCAAGGACTGCTGCCATGAGTACACGTGATCACCAGCACGGACCGGAGTGTGATTGGGCTCATATCGGCGGCGGGTTCTTTGAGTTCGTATTCGACTGTCCTGAGCCTGACTACGTACTTGAGGCTAAGTTTCCCGGTTGGCACGTTTGGTACAAGAATGGAGCTTGGGGTGCTCGACCTATTACCAGGCTCTCTCCGGGTATTACCTGGTTCCAAGTCGAGTGCGTAGACTCGAACTCTCGCGTGCATCCTGCATGCATGCTAAACGCTTCCTCCGCTGAGGAGATAGCAGAGGCAATTAGGCACGCATACATAACTCACCCAGCGAAGAGGAAGCTAGGCGAGCCAAGCTCCTCAAAACCCGATTCGGATCAGTAGAAAGGAAAGCTCCGGGACCGAATCGGGCTTTGAGGAGCTTGCAAGAGGCAAGCTTCCCAACCCGAAAGGGAGCACATGTTCAAGAAGTACCACGTCCTCGCGATGACGGCAGTAGCTACTGTCGCTGTCGGTCTGGCAGCACCAGCCGTGCTTACGGCCTCGCCTGCTAGGGCGGCAACTCCGTCGTGCGGCTCTAGCTGCGTAGAGCCCGACTTCCTGGAGTGGGGCCACCACCAGGTCTTCGACGTCAAGGGTGGCGGTCCCGGTCACGTCGGCCAGGAGATCATCCTCTGGCGCGCGTCACACGACGACGGTGCTGAGGACTTCACCTACGCATTCCAGGCTCCGGTGAGTTCGCTGGTCGGCGACGGCCTTCTGGCTCCTGCCACGCTCGTTCACTACGCTAGCGATCAGGCGTTCGAGCTGGAGTACACGCCGTTCGGCGCGAACTCTGGTCTCTGCGTCGGTACCTGGCCGCTCAAGCCTGGCATCCAGGTTCCGTCGACGTGGCGGCTGCGTCTGTTCGAGTGCGGCGTCAACGCCAACACCATCTGGATCGTCGACCATCCCAACTCGGGCGGCAACGACTTCGGCTTCGCGACGATCATCAGCGGCACTACGCTGAAGTTCTCGCACCCGCCGGTTATGACGTACCCCGCCAACCGTAGCCCGTTCGACTTCCCGCGCCCGGACATTATCGTCCAGAACCAGGGCGGGTTCTCGGCTGGCGTTCGTCCGTCCAACCAGCAAGTCGGCGCTGACTTCGGCGTCATCCCGTAGTTAGGAGCAACGTGTACAACCCCAACGGCGCGTCCAACAGCCAGGTAGTCCTGGAGCTTCTCACGAAGCCTAGCGGCATCCTCCAGAAGCTACAACAGGCCTCCCCGGTTCTGGACTAGTCTCGAATGTCCTACTCAGGTCGATCACCCAACCCGCTAAGGGTGACCCCCGCCGACCTGAGCAGGGCCTTGGAGACTAGAAGGAAGGGGACCACAATGCGGATACTGGAGCTAGCTGGTCGGCATCAGCTGCGAAGGCTCCAAGTCCTGCGCCATCGAAAAACCGTTCACACGTAGCATCATGAGCGTCCTGCGCAGGCATGTCCCTTTGATGTGATGTCTCCGCATCAAGCCTGCGCAGGACCTCAATAGGAGGAGCATGAGCGACGATATTCAACCAAGGTACGTCTACCGATCGCAGGGTGCACGTACTTGGCGAAGAAGGAAGCGAACAGTAATCGGTAAGGACTGGTGCCCGCCCGGATTGCAGGACGTAAGCGCGGGCTTGTGGTGCAAGAAATGCCACGTCAGGCACCCCTACAACGGCAGAGACAAACTCGGCGTCGACTACGAGTGCCGCAACGGCAATTACACAATCCTATGGCTCTGTCCGATCACAAGCGATGTCCTAGGCGAACTCAAACCAGGGGAGGAATCATGATCGACGAACCTACGTGGAAGAAGCGCGGATGCGGAACTAGCATTGCACTGAGCCTACTATTCGCAGTAGGCTTCAGGCAACTGATCAAGAAGCGCAAGTAGATGGACGTCGTACTCACAGCCATCCTGCTAGTACTAGCGCTAGGCCTCGTATGGGCACTAGTATCACTGATGAGGAGAAATGATAGCTAGAAACGAGTCGTGGGATAGGCTCTATCACTTCCAGCAGGCAGCTATAGACCAGCTTTGCCCGCTCGGTAAAGAGCCTGCTGAGTCTGCGCTTATTGCCGACGACATGGGCTTGGGAAAAACGTACGAAGGTGTCGTCCGAGACATCGAGCTACGCCGAGATCCGTACGCGTATAAGAGGCCGACGCTAATCGTCGCTCCATCCGGCTCGCACTGGAATACATGGGTAAAGACGATAGTCGAGCTCGAGGGTGACACGATGCCGATCTGGGTCATCGATCGCAAGAGGCGAAGCTACCTCGATTCCGCATTGGAGAAGGCCGTGAAGGAAGGAGGCTTTCCCTGCTACGTTATAGTTCACTACGAAGCACTCCGCCTTATGCCAGTACTCAAAGACGTCGAGTGGTTCCACATCATTGCCGATGAGGTCCACCGTATCAAAAGTCGAGGAGCGCAGCAGACACGAGCACTGAAGGCACTCAAGACGAAGTACAAGACTGGCATCAGCGGGACCCCAGCGGACGACAAGCCACAGGACATCTGGAGCGTTCTCAACTGGCTTTGGCCGCACAGTTGGAGGTCGTACTGGAAGTTCGTAAATGAAACATGTGTCTTCGAAAGCGAACAGGAGCAGAGGATGAAGTACGGAAGGTCGTTCAAGAAGATCGTAGGTGTGAAGCCGGAAGGTGCATCGAAGATGCTCCAGACGATTCGGCCTTGGTACGTGCGAAGGCACAAGGACGAAGTCGGAATCGACCTGCCCGAGAAGACGTACACCGAACGCTACGTCTACCTTCCGCCAGCGCAACGCAAGGCCTACGACGAGATGCGCAAGGACATGCTCGCATGGGTCGGAGAGAACAAGGACAAGCCTCTCGCTGCAGGAGTCGTCGTCGCACAGCTAGTCCGACTCCAACAATTCGCACTAGCGTCTGTGGACTTCGGTGAAGAGGGCCGCGTGGTCCTAGTCGAGCCGAGCGTCAAGCTCGACGACCTGGATGAGATCATCGACGGTAACCCGGACGAGTCGATCGTCGTATTCAGTCAATCGAGGAGCATGAGTCATCTTGCTGTACGGCGTCTTGAGGCTCGAGGAATTGTCACTCGGCCATACACTGGAAGTGTATCTCAGCACGACCGAGACCTGTACGAGACGGAGTTCCAAGCTGGCAACATTCAGGTTCTATGCGGAACCATTGCGGCTGGAGGGGAGAGCATCACGCTTCATAGGTCCTCGACAGTCGTATTCCTCGATCGAGTCTGGAACCCTACTAAGAACAGGCAAGCGGAAGATCGAGTACATCGTATCGGTCAAGTCCACCCCGTTCAGATCATCGATATCATTGCGCGTGATACCGTAGACCTCGGACGCAAGACTCGCATCGCGAACAAGTGGTCAGCCCTCGAGTGGATCCTGGGTGACAAGACCTATCCAGAGGAGTATCTCGATGCCTAATTCGAGTGCAAGACGAATACTGCCAGAGGCCGACGAGTATGTGAAGGAGTGGAACAGAAGGGAGCCCACTCCTGGCTACGAGATGGTATCGTTTACTCGGTGGCATCGTCGTGTATACGGCGTAGTACCGGCTACGATATCGCTAGAGTACGTACAGCGATACGCGCACAACTACAAGTTCAAGGGGTAGAGCAGTGCTTGATCCAAGTCTTATCGAGATCGAAGAGCGTCTCAGACCAATGATTCTGAAGGCTCTGAAAGAGCAGAGCTTCGGCCTTCGAATTATCAGTTGGCAGTTCGTCGTTCTTCCTCAGATTCCGACAGCGCTTGGGCCGCGACCTGGCTTCGGCGTTTACTATCAGGCAAGAGGCGCACTGCTCGGCTCCGACAACTACATCGCTAACATTTCGGCCTGGGCGGATCCCTGGATCTCGCAGGAAGGCATCAATGAGGCGGTTCAGGGGGGCTGCGAGCTCCTGCGTGTGCAGCTAGCTCAGCAGACCATTCTTAGCGACGGAGGAAAGTCATGAGCAGCATGTACGTGTCGCTAGATCTCGACGAGAAGAAGATAATCGCGGATGCCATTGAGAAGTCCAGGAAGGACAGGCTCAGTAGTCCTACGGGTGACACGGTAGTAGTACACTATCACCGTTCTTGCGAGGCCTGCTATCTACAGAGGCATCGCGCGTTCGTAGAAGGGGAGGAACAGGAGTGGCCAGAATAGTCATTTTGTCGTTCGGAGACAACGATGCAGCAGAGCACTTCGTCGAAGGCGTCCTCGCGGCACAAGACCAAGACACGTCAACGGAACAACTCGCAACGGAAATCATGGCAACAGGAGCTATCGTCTCCGCATGCTCTACTATCGAGGCGATGGTTGCCAGGCCGACCGCGTGGTGCAAGTGCAAGATCGTAGGCAAGAGCAGAGGCGCCTCGAGGGGCAAGTTCTCCGCGATGACGGAGAGCTGGTACAAAAGCGCACGCTTCGGCTGGCTCATACACAGGCGATGCCAGAGACCTCACTACTTCGTCGTAACGCGCTTCATCCAGAACATGGTTACAGGCGTAGGCTGCAACGACCTACTACCTGAGCTCAAGGCCAAGCTAGTGCCCAAGGAGGAAATCGTTGACAACGATGCAGGAGAAATGGATAACGTTTCTGACGTTCGTTCCGTGGTCGAAGTGCCGCTGCACGAATCAGGAGATAGTGAAGAGGTTCGGTCATCGGACCTCATGTCCGCACAGGCGCAGGAAGACGTAGTTATAGAGGAGCCTAGTATTACACAGTAAAGGAGAACGAGCAATGAAGAAGCGAATACTAGAAGTAGTGACGTACTACTACCCTAGTTCGCTACTAGACATACTGCTCGACATAGTGGCAGTAGTGGGAGGAGTCCTGCTCGCTATGCTTGTCATCGTAATCCTCAGTAAATAGGACCTCTTGTGTTCTTCTTATGAACCAAGATATAATTATCGTAGTGAGCTTAAAGGGGTTCCGATGCAGCTAGACGAGCTCGTACACGAGGTGCATACGAGCGAACTCAGATCGTTCCGAGCGTGTCGCAGACGCTGGAGCTGGTCCTTCGGTCTCGACCTTCAGCCCGCTAAGACGGCTGTACCACTGGAGTTCGGCGTCGCATTCCATAAGGGGATGGAAGCGATGTACAACCCTGAGACGTGGAATGCTCCGAGACAACTCATTGCCCAGTTTGCAGAGGCGGCCTTCTTCGACGAGGCACAGCGACAGAAGAAGGCGTTCAATGCACTAGGTGACAGGGGCCTGGGCGACGATGAGGAGCGCGACTACGAGGAGCAGATCAAGCTCGGTCGTGGAATGATTCACTGGTACGTTATGAACCACCTCCCCGTAGCCGAGTTCGTACCTGTGTACGTCGAGGCTAAGTTCCAGGTACCCATCCTCAATCCAGTAACTAGTCAGCAGCTCTACTGCAAGTGCAACAAGTGCCATGCGAAGTGGCTACATGCGAGCTCACTGCACACGCTTCCTACTGAGACGTGGATCGGACTACCTGTTGTCTACGAAGGACGAGTCGACGTCATCGCTCGTGACCTTCGAGGCGACTACTGGATCGTAGACTGGAAGACAGCGATTCGTATGATGAACGAGGACGCAGATGTTATACTCGAACTCGACGATCAGGTCACAGGCTACGTCTGGGCGCTACGACAGCAGCTAGGACTCAACATCCGAGGCTTCAGGTACATTGAATTGAAGAAGGGCTTTCCTCAGCCACCTACAGAGCTGAAGGTCATCAGACTAGGAAGGTCGTTCAGTATCAGTCAGAACCAAGATACTGATGCGGAGACCTTCACTCGTACCGTGAAACAGCGAGACAAGCTCGCATACGACGAAGGTCTCTACGACGAGTACATCGCTTGGCTCGCGACTGAAGGCCCATGCTTCATTCAGGATCACAGGGTCTACAAGCGTCCTATTCAGCTATTCAACTTCGGACGCCACCTCTACGAGACAACGCTCGAGATGATCGATCCGAACCTCGCACTATATCCATCTCCAGGACGCTTCTCTTGCGGCTTCTGCGCCTACAGAGAGCCTTGTCTTGACAAGGAGCAAGGTGGCGACTTCCAATACGGACTTGACACACTGTACGAAATTAAACCAAGGTACTACGCACTACGCGAAGCTACAACCGATCACAAAGGCATAGGGTAATGGCAGACAAGCAACTAGAAGAGATCCTACCCGACAGTCCAGTCGAGGCAGACCATCCCTCTGAGATTCCGGAGCAACGCCCTTTCGACTCGGACAGTTCTGGGAAAGAGAGTGCTTCGGCTACTGAGCGAAGGATGTTCGCGAACATCCCCATCGCTCCTCCAGGCCTAGTCGTTCCGTTCTTCAACCTTATGATCTACGGGCTACCCGGTTCAGGCAAGACTCACCTCGCAGGCCATGGAGCAAGCTCGAGGCACCTCGCTCCACTGCTGTACGTCAACGCTGAAGCAGGAACTTCGACGCTGAGGAAGCTCAAGCTTCAGAAGGACATCATGATCATTCCCGATCCTGAGATCCAAGGCGCTGTCAACTGGGAGCAGTTCGAAGCCATCTACGACGAGCTCGATCGACAGTGCTACAACTCCAGCGACAAGCCCGACTTCCAGACGGTCTGCATCGATACTGGAACCGAGCTGCAGAAGATCAACATGGACTGGGTCATGGGTCGCACTCTCGCTGCACATCCTGACCGAGACCCAGACGTACCTGGTCTTCACGACTGGGGTGCCTCGACTAACCGTATGAGGAAGTACCTACGAATGTTCCGTGACCTTCCGCTGAACTTCATCTTCCTCTGCCACGAGACTACCGAGCGAGACAACAAGGGCGTAATGTGGAAGCGTCCCGACCTGCCCGGCAAGCTGGCGAATCAGGTAGCAGGCCTGTTCGACCAGGTAATGTACCTCTACACAAAGGAGGGAACGACAGGAGACGAGACCAGACCAACCGAGATCCGACGGATGCTGCTGACGGGCGCGCTCGAGGGATACGTGACGAAGGACCGCTCAGGCAACCTTCCTCTCGTCGTGCAGGATCCAAACATGAACGACCTCTTCGAGCTTATTCATCAGTAATCAGAAAGGTACAAGGAATCAGCATGAGCATCAAGGTCAACACTGTATCAGACAAGGAAGCATCATCAGGCGAAGGCTCCGGCTATCTACCCTCAGGTAGCTACCACGTCATCATCACTGACGTGGAGTTCGCCGAGTCGCAGTCAGAAGCCAACCCAGGCAAGCCGCTCCTCAAGTTCACCTCGGACGTGCAGGACGGTTCGTATGCTGACAGGCAGATCAAGTGGACCGCGTGCTGCTGGGAAGGCGCGCTCTACACGATCATTAACCTGCTCAAGGCGCTCGACATGTACAACGACGCGACCGCCGGTGGCGGCCTCGACATCCCCGACGCTCCCGAGGCATACATCGGCCAGGACGTCATGGTACGTCGTGGTCTGAACAGGAACGCCAAGAAGGCAAACCCGGAGGACGATCCGATGTCGTGGATCGAAGTCCGCGGCTTCGCTCCGTACAAGGAGGGCATGCAGTCAGGTACGCCTGCTCCGGGTACCAAGACCGGCGCTGCACGAGGCGCTGCAAGCATCCTTCCGTAGCACATTAGGCCGAGCAAGGCCAAGTCGCAGGTAATACCAGGTATTACTCCGTTTACCAGCAGAAGGCGACTGGACGGGCCTGGAGCCTTGCTCCTTATCGACGAAGGTTTACGCGTATGGCTGGACTAGTAGACTTCTTCGAAACTGCATACGGACGCACGACCGGATATATTTGCGTTGCCATACGTAGGCCTGAAGGCAGGTTCAACGAGCTGTTCTTCAAGTACCCCGACGAAGCAGTACGTGCTGAGGAAGTAATCCGATCTAGAGCGTTGACAGAGAACGTATACTTCTGCCCTCAGCTACTAAAGGATAGGCGCCGTGTCAAAACTAACGTCGGACTCGTCGGATGCATCTGGGCAGACCTCGACGAATGTCACCCTAAGTACCTTCTCATTCAGCCTTCGGTCGCTTACGAGACCAGTCCTGGGCGCTATCAAGCGCTTTGGACTCTTGCTGAGCCCGTTGATGCCGAAGACGCTGAGGATGTATCTCGGCGAATCGCTTACTGTCATTCGGACAATGGCGCTGATCGAAGCGGATGGGACCTCACGCAGCTTCTACGGATACCTGGTACTCGAAACTACAAGTACGGACGGGGAGCAGAAGCGCCTAAGATTCGAATCCTGGTCTGGAACGATGACGTATACCCCATTGAGGAATTCCGTCGTCGCTACGATCAAGTTTCCGGATACGAATACCTAGACATACCGTTTCCGGAGTTCATCCTAGAAGAAGGCGAGAAGATACTTGAACGCAACAGATACAGGCTCAACGGTGCCTCCTTCACGCTTTTCCACAGAGAACCTGAAACCGACCGTAGCTCGGCTCTCTTCAGGTTGGAAATGTACTGTCTGGAAGCTGGACTTCAGCTATCGGAAG